CGGAGTGGAACGCCTTTTATGAAAGCGTGATCGAGCCGATCGCCCTGCAGTTATCCCTTGAATTTACTTTCAAGTTATTAACGGAGCGCGAACGCGGCTTCGGAAACAAAATCATTTTCACTTCTAACCGGCTGCAATACGCGACGTTACAGACAAGAGCCACGATCGGTTCTACCCTGTACGACCGCGGAATTATCACGATCAACGAATACAGGGAACTAATGTATTATGAGCCGATCGAAGACGGTGACGTGAGAATGGTAAGTCTGAACTATGTGAAGGCAGACGATCAAAGCCTTTACCAGACAGGACAGGCAAACGGCGGCGCAGGTCCCGGATCCGGATCCGAAGAACCGCCGGCAGCAGGTGAAGGGCAGCAGGCGGCGACGGCAATTCAAATTTTGAAAATGTTCGTGCCGGTGATTATGAAAGGCGGTGAAAAAAGAAATGCCAACACTTAAAGGTTTTACTTTCAAAAATCAAACGGAGACAAGCGCGGATCTGTATTTCTACGGTGACATTGTTTCCGACTGGTGGGGAGCATGGCAAGACGAAGACCAGTACCCGGACGCGATCAAGAATTTCCTTTCGGAGCAGGAAGGAAAAGATCTGAACGTTTACGTTAATTCCGGAGGCGGTTCCGTATTTGCCGGGATCGCGATCTATAACATGATTAAGCGCCACGCAGCAAAAGCGAACGTGAAAGTCTATGTTGACGGTCTGGCCGGTTCAATCGCTTCGATCCTTGCGTTCGCAGGAAGCGAACCACCAGAAATTCCTTCAAACGCCTTCTTGATGATCCATAACCCGTGGAGTTATTGCGAAGGCAACGCGGAAGATATGCGAAAAATGGCCGACGATCTGGACCAGATCAAAACCGGAATTTTGAACATATACGCCGAACACCTGAAAGAAGGTGTAACAATCGACCAGATCGAAGCGTTAATGGACGCCGAAAGTTGGTTAAATGGGGAAAAAGCCGCGGAATATTTCGAGGTAAAGACCACGGAAGCGAAGGAATACGCGGCAGCAGTCGGGGACTACATGAAGAAAGCCCGCTGCAAGGTCCCGGAAAAATTAAAAATCGCAAAGGACGGACACGATCCGGAGCAGCAGGCGGCAGAAGAAGCGGCCGCGAGAAAAAGACAGGAGATCCGCGATCTTACTGTCAAAGCAATTATGGAAGGAGAATAAAGCATGAAGTATGAAGATCTTGTAAAAATGAGCGTCAAAGAATTAAAAGATCGCCTGAAAGACCTGAACACACAGGCGCAGGCGGCAGCAGGAAAAGACCTTGACGCGCTTCTGGAAGAAGCAACCACGATCACCGGTATTCTGGACGACGTAAAGAACCGCGAGAGGTTGGCCGGTATCGCAAAAGACGCAGAAGGCGGCGCAGAGCCGACCGGCGGCGAGAAAGGCGAGGAAGTGAAGGACAAGGCCAGAGAGGAACGCGGCCAGAACATCAAAGACGGAAAGGCGGTTAAGTTTTCTGCAAAGAAAACATTCGGCGTAAAGAACGCCCTTTCTGTCAGCCAGACCGTAACACCGACACACAGCGCGGCAGATGTGAAAGAAACCTTTAACGACGTTTCTTCCCTTGTGGATCGCGTAACGTCTATCCCGTTAAACGGCGGCGAGACATACCAGAGGGGCTATGTTAAGTCCTACGGCGACGGAGCAGGCGGCACCGCAGAAGGCGGCGACTACAACGCAACAGAACCCGTTTTCGGCTATGTAACGATCGAGAAACAGAAGATCACCGCATACACCGAGGAACCGGAAGAAATGATTAAACTTCCGAACGCAGACTATGACGGCGTAGTGGAAGGATCCGTAACAAAGGCGATCCGTAGATACATGAGCCGCCAGATCTTGATCGGTGACGGAACTTCCGGAAAGTTCAAGGGAATTTTCCACAACCCGACAGAGACAAAAGATCAGGTTATCGATCCGGCAACCGATCTTTCTATGACCGCAGTTGACGACGGAACACTGGACGAAATTATTTATTCTTTCGGCGGCGACGAGGACGTGGAAGACGCTGCAGTTCTGGTTCTGAACAAAAAGGACCTGAAAGCCTTCGCGAAACTTCGCGACAAGCAGGGAAGAAAGGTTTATACCATTGTGAACCATGGAAACACCGGCACGATCGACGGTGTACCGTATGTTATCAATTCCGCTTGTGGAGCAGTCACAGACGCACAGACAAAGGCGATCGTTTACTGCATGGCATACGGACCGTTAAGCAACTACGAAATGGCGATCTTTTCTGACATTGACGCCAGAAAGTCCCTTGATTATAAGTTCAAGCAGGGACAAATCGCATACCGCGCGGACATTTTCGCGGGCGGTGCCGTAGCGGCCCACAATGGCTTCATCAGAGTAAAACGCCCGGCGTCAGCGTAAGCAATAACAGGAAAGGCGGCTTCTTATGACGATTGACGAGTTAAAGGCGGCCGCAAAGTTACGAACGCGGAAAATGTCAACGGACGAACTGGACGAAGACGTTTTCCGTTACGTTGACTTTGTACTGGCAGACCTGAAAAGAATAGGTGTCGCGGAAGAATACCTGAAAGCCCCGGAAGATCCGTTGATAATTGAAGCCGTTCTAACTTATGTCAAGGCAAATTATAGCATGGACGCAAACCACGAACGGTTAATGAACAGTTACAACATGATCTTAACCAAAATAAAAGGCGGTGAGTACAGATCGACGCGGTAATAACATTGATAGATCAGGGAGAAACCCGCGAAGAAGACGTGAAAGCGAAGGTTTTCGCAACGGTGAACCCGATCGGCCGTGACGAATACGCGGCAGCAGGTGAAAAGGGAATGAAGGCCCGCTATATGTTTGAGGTTTTCGCGAACGAATACACCGGTCAAGACGTCGTTTTGTACGGTTCGGAGCGCTTGACGGTATACCGGACGTATGGCCCGAAAGCAAACGACAAGATCGAAGTGTACGCAGGGCAGAGAGTAGGGAACAGATAGTGGGTATAAAGGTTAGTGAACTTGCGCAGGAATTGGCGCAGGGGCTTAGCGAGTATTCGCAGGAAGTAGCGGACGCGATCAAAAAAGCAACCGACGAAGTGGCCGAAGAAGCCGTTCAAGAGTTGAAAAGCACAAGCCCGGTTTTAACTGGATCTTATGCGAAGGGGTGGGCCAAAAAGAACACTTACGAAAGCAAGAGTTCCAAACGAAACACGGTTTACAACAAAACCGATTATCAGTTGACACACCTTCTTGAAAAAGGACACGTCGGCCGCGACGGACGCAGAGTAAAAGCGATCGAACATATTCGCCCGGTAGAGGAAAAAGCCGCGGCAGAATTTGAAGACAAAGTGAAAGGAGCGATCGGAAGGTGACGACGTTTGAAGAGATCATAAAACGCGCCGAAGGGTTAGGCCTTCCGATTGCGCGAAATCAGTTCACAGCAACAAATAAAAAACCGGTACCGGATCCCCCGTTTCTTGTGTATCTTTCCGCGGAAAGGCAGCGGGGCGACGATACCAAAAACCGGATCCGTGAGATTGAAGGATCACTGGAACTTTATACAGAGAGAAAAGCAGATCCGGATCTGGAAAAGCAGATCGAAGAAAAGGTTTTGTTCGACGTTGAGTTTCGGAAGTATCAAGCACAGATACCACAGGAAGACACAATACAGACAGCCTACGACTTCACGATCACACAGAAAAAATGAAAGGAGAACAGAGCATGGAAAGAATAATTCTTGGAAGCGCTGATGTGTATATTCAGGCCTTCGACGGTTCAACCGTTCCGGTGACTGCAGATATTTGCAAGCCTGAAAATTTAATGGCCTATATTTCCGGCGGCGCGTCCGTGGAATACAAACCTTCTTTCTACACCGCAAAGGACGACACTGGAAAGAAGAGCAAAACGATCGTAACAGAAGAGGAAGTAACCCTGAAAACGGGAATTATGACATTCGACGGAAACAAGTTCAAATACCTTTGCGACACCGCCAGAGTTACAGAAGACAAGGCGAAGAAGCGCCGCACCGTAAAGATCGGCGGTATCGACAACAGACAGGGCGCGCGCTATGTTATCTGCCTTCACCACAAAGACGCAGTGGACGGCGATATTTGGGTAATGATCGTCGGAAACAATCAGGCAGGCTTTACAATTTCTTTCGAGAAAGACAAAGAAACCGTTGTGGACGAAGAGATCACGGCCCTTCCTATGGACGAAGAAGGAACCCTTCTTATGTACGAAGAGGAAATGACAGAGAGCGAAGCAGCAGCAGTATAAAAGCAAAACCATAACGGCAGGGCGGCGGGTACGCCTTGCCGTTATTTAGTAGAAAGGAGAAATTAGCGTGGCGAATTTAAGTTTTGATTTTAACAAGGTGAAGCGTTCCTTCATGACCGTAACACTGAAAGACAATAGAAAACTGATCGTGAAAATGCCTATGAAAAAGACGTTTGAAAAACTGTCAGCGTTGCAGGAAATGGACACGGACAGCATGACGGCAGAAGACGCCATGGACACACTGGGCGGCCTTTGCGCCGAAATTCTTTCCCACAATATGACCGGGGAGCAGGTGACGACGAAAGAGATCACGGACGATTACGACACCGAGGAAATGGAAGCGCTGATCGACGCTTACATGGAGTTCGCGGGCGGCGTAAAGAATAACCCAAACTAAAGATCCCCTTCTATCCCGGCGGGGATAACGAAGGGGTGTACTATAAAACACTCACACGCGGCGAAAAACTGGTGATTGACTACACCGGTTTGAATATATGGCAGGTGCAAGAACTGGACCTTGATCTATACCTTTTCTTCATGCGCGAAGCGTTTATTCATGAAATGAACCAGACAAAGGAAGGCAGAAACTACCTTGAAAATTGTTGGCGAATTTCACAAACAGAACCGGACCGAAAGGCCATTCGCGAGAAGTTCAAACGAAGGGGCGGTGAATAGCAGGTGGCAGCAAGCACAATAAAAGGAATTACCATTGAGATCGGCGGCGACACTACGAAGTTAGATAAAGCCCTTTCGGGCGTCAATAAACAGTCGCGCGATCTGCAGAAAGAATTAAAAGAAGTCGAAAAAGGCCTGAAACTGGATCCGAAAAATACGGAACTTCTGGCACAGAAACAGACGCTTCTAAAAGAAGCCGTGGCCGCTACTTCTGAAAAACTGGACGTTTTGAAGTCGGCAGAAGCACAGGTTCAGAAGCAGTTTGAAAACGGCGAAGTGTCGGAAGAACAGTACCGGGCATTACAAAGAGAAATCATAAAGACAGAAGCGGATCTGAAAAACCTGAAAACGGCAGCAGAGGACAGCAATTCAACACTTGAAAAGGCAGGGGAGATCGCCGGAAAGATTGGCAAAAAGTCCGAAGCACTGGGAAAGAAACTTCTTCCGGTGACGGGAGCAATCGCAGGGATCGGGACCGCTTCGATCGCGGCATTTAATGAATTAGACGCCGGTTACGATACGATCATAACGAAAACGGGCGCTTCCGGGGAAGCGTTGGACGGCTTGCAAGACAGCATGGACGCCGTTTTTACTTCACTTCCAACAGAAGCGGAAACGGCCGGAATTGCGATCGGAGAGGTAAACACCCGCTTCGGTTCTACCGGAAAAGAACTTGAAGACCTTTCTTCAAAATTCATTCAGTTTTCGGAGATCAACGGAACGGACTTAAACGGCGCGATCGACAGCGTAGACGCCATTATGACGAAATTCGGCGTTGACAGCAGCCACACCGGCGAAGTGTTGGGCCTTCTTACAAAAGCAGGACAAGACACGGGAATTTCCATGGACACGCTGCAGAATACATTACAGACCAACGGCGCCACATTAAAGGAAATGGGCCTTGATCTCACGTCTTCGGTAAATTTACTTGCACAGTTTGAAGCGAACGGCGTGGACGCCACAACAGCGCTTGCAGGATTGAAGAAGGCGCAGCAGAACGCGACAGCGGACGGAAAGGACCTAAAAGACGCACTGGGCGAAACAATCGAGAAGATCAAAAACGCAAGCAGCGAAACAGACGCACTGCAGGCAGCGACGGAGTTATTCGGAAAGAAGGGCGCCGCCGAAATGACGCAGGCGATCAGAGAAGGCCGCCTTTCTATTGACGATCTTTCCGGTGCCTTATCAGATTACGGAAACGTAGTCGAAGACACATTCAACGCGACACTGGATCCGCCAGATCAGGCAAAAGTCGCGCTTAACAATTTGAAAGTAGCAGGCGCAGATCTTGGAAATACCTTAATGCAGACAGTAGCGCCAGTTCTGGAACGCGTAGTGGAAAAAGTAAAGGCTTTTTCACAGTGGTTTAAGAACCTGAACGACACGCAGAAAGAAACGATCGTAAAGATTGGCGCGGTAGTGGCGGCGATCGGACCGGCTTTAATTATTTTCGGGAAACTTTCTTCGGGAGTATCGAAGGCGATCGGGGCGTTTTCTAAAATATCGGGCGTATTCAAGGCGGCAGGAACGGCCGGGAAAGGCTTGTGGGCTATTTTATCAGCAAACCAGATCGGGGCCGTTGTCGCGGCCGTGGTGGCGCTTGTGGCGGGCTTCGTATTGATGTATAAGAAGTGCGACTGGTTCCGCGAAATGGTAGATAAAGCCTTCGCAGAGATTAAAAAGAGCGTTTCGGAAACAATCGAGAAAATAAAACCGATCTTGCAGCAGTTGGGCGAAAGTTTCAAAAATTTAATGGAAAAATTGAAGCCTGTATTCCAGTTTTTCACGACCTACGTTATGGCGGCGATACAGGGCGCACTTTCAGCAGTAGCGCCGATCATTTCAGCGGTGAAAAATGCGATCGACTTTGTAAGTAACATTATTGGCGCATTTATGGCACTATTCAGGGGCGATCTGGACGGGTTCAGCCAGTACATAGAAGCAGCACTGAAAAACCTGATCGAGATTGTGAAAAATCTTATAACGGCGGTAGTGAATTATATAATCACATTCTTTCAGACGTTCGGCGTCAATGTGAAGAAAATTTTCTCTGATATATGGTCTGGGATTGTTTCAATCTTTTCGGGCGTCGGCGCATGGTTTGCGGACAAGTTCCGCGCAGCCTACACGGCAATAACAACGATCTTTTCGGGGATCGGCCAGTGGTTCGCGGCCCGGTGGACGGACATTAAAAACGCCCTGTCAACCGTGGCGACGTGGTTTCAAACCATGTTTCAAAATGCCTATACGAACGTGAAAAACGTATTTTCCGCGATCGGCCAGTGGTTCAACGATAGATACACAGATATTAAGTCCGTATTTTCAACGGTTGGATCATGGTTTTACACAAAATTCACGGAAGCATACACGAATATTAAAAACGTGTTTAGCAATATTGGATCCTTCTTTTCGGGGATCTGGAACACTATCAAGGGCATTTTTACAAATGTCGGAACAAATATCGGTGAAGCAATCGGCGGCGCCTTCAAGTCGGCCATGAACAACGCCCTTGCAACCGTAGAACGTGTGGTGAATAAGGCGATCAGCTTCATTAACGGCGCGATCGACGTTATCAACGATATTCCGGGCGTAAGTATCGGACACGTTGGCGAAGTATCACTTCCGCGTCTGGCAAAGGGCGGCGTTCTGAAAAACGGTCAAGCCATTATGGCAGAAGCAGGCCCGGAGTTGATCCAGATGGTGAACGGCGAAGCGGTTGTAACACCGCTTACGGCTTCGGCAAGGAATACGGCACTTGAAACAGCAGAAGGCGGCGGGAAAAGTTTTGTTCAGAACGTCAACATTACAAGCCCGAAGGCCCTTTCACCGTATGAGACAGCCCGCCAGACACGAAACGCAACCCGAAACATGGTTTTACAGTTACAGGGGGGTTGATAAATGGCGAAAAGAATTATTTGCAAGAATGAAGACGGGGTTCAAGTGGAATTTAACTATTCCTTTGAACCGTTCTTCCTTGTATCGGTAGACGGTATTTACACGGTATCAAATAACGTCGTAACGTCGGAAAATACCATGGTGGACGGTTCCACGTATCAGGGAAGCACCACAAAACAAAGAAACATTGTAATAACGGCACAAATGGAAAGGGACTATCAGGCAAACAGGGATCTACTTTACAAATGCTTCAAACCGAAGTCAACCGGCCTTTTCACCTACATAGAAGGCAGCGAAACCCGCGTAATTGACTACAAAGTGGAAGGGATCGACATTGACGAAGCGGGAGTGGTTAGAAATTTCAGTATTTCCCTTCTTTGCCCGGATCCGTTCTTCCGGGATCTTGAAGATATTTCCGTATCCATGGCAAGTTGGACGGGCCTTTTTGAATGGCCACACGAATTTCTGGAAGAGAAAGAGCCGTTCGCGGAAAGAACGGCCGAAGTATTGAAAGAGATCGAGAACGACAGCGCCGCGGACAATATCGGAATAACCGTCACACTGGAAGCGGAAGGACCGGTAATAAACCCGGCCGTATATCATGCAGAAAGCGGCGAATTTATCAAGATCGGAAACGAAGTCAGATCCTTTTCTATCAATGCCGGCGACGTGGTGATTATTACCACAGAAACAAATAACAAAGCGGTGTACCTTGTAAGGGACGGCGTAAAACAGGAGATCAACGAGTATCTGGACGAAGACAGCGACTTTATACAGTTGCAGCATGGAACAAACACGATCCGATATACGGCAGACGCCGGCGAAGATTACCTGAACGTTACCGTTTCTTACAGGTTCCGTTATCTGGGGGTGTGATATGGAAGTAAGAATTTACGATCGCGATCTGAATTTCAAGGGAGTGATCGAAAACCACACTTCTTTGATCTGGACACGGAAATATTACGAACCGGGAAATTTCGAGATCCACGCCCCGATCACGAAAAAAAACCTTCGTTTACTGACAAAAGGGAACATTCTTTCCAAACGTGGCAGCAGAGAAGCGGGAGTGATTGAGGATATAGAGAACGAAGAAAGCGATCTGAAAAACGAGATCACAGCAAAAGGCCGCTTCCTTTCGTCCTACATGGATCGACGCCTGATAAAATCAACCGTGAATTTTTCCGGAAAAATAGAAGTTGCCATGAGGAACCTTCTTTCAGGAGTGGCGGCGATCCCACTTGTGGAGTTGGGAACCTTAAACGGTTTCACGGAAACAGTAGAGTTTCAAGCGACTATGAAAAACCTTATGACCTACGAAACAAAACTGGCAAAGGCCGGAACGATCGGTTATCGCTTCCGGCCAGACTTCCGGAACAGGAAAATTATATTTGAAACGTACAAAGGAACCGACAGGACCACGGCGCAAGGTATCAATTCCCGCGTTATCTTTTCAGAGAGCTACAACAACCTGAATAATGTTATTTATAAATACAACGATCAACAGTACAGGACAAAAGCGATCGTCGGCGGGGAAGGCGAAGGAGCCGCCCGCGTATACGTGGAAGTCGGCGGCGGCACCGGGTTAGACCTTCGGGAAATTTTTGTGGACGCGAAGGACATTCAAAGCGAAGGACTGACAGAAGCGGCATACAAAGCAGCACTGGCACAACGCGGCCGGGAAGCATTGGCGACGAATGTTGTTTCTGAAAGTGTGGAGTGCGAAACCGAAGCGGACAAAAATTTCAAATATAAAACACATTACGACTTGGGGGACATTGTGACGGTAAAGAAAAAGAAATGGGGGATCGTATTAAACCAGAGGATCACAGAACTTCAAGAAGTGTATGAGTACGGGGGAATGTATGTAGTACCGACCATGGGCGACGCATTACCCGAAAAAATAGATTGGAGCGACAAATAAATGGGACAGTATGCGAATTTCTACAATTCCAGAAACGGCGACCGCGTTTACAATGCCGACAGCATGAGCGAATGGCTTTTACCATTCTTCACAACCGGCGTTTTTAATAATTGCTTCGCCGTGACGGCCACGGGCGACGGTATGAATATAAGCGTCGGCGGTGGCTATGTAAATATCAAGGGAAAGACAAAGCATTTTGAACAGGCGCAGATCTTCACCCTTGAAAAAGCGTCCGGAACGTTGGCCCGTATCGACAACGTGATCTTGCGAAGGGACGACACGGAACGCGACTTTTATATTCTGATCGAAACCGGCGGTTTCAGCAAAAACCCGGTAGCACCGGAAATTACAAGGACCGAAGCGATCCACGATCTGAAACTGGCAGAAATCAGGGTGGAAGTCGGAGCGATCAAGATCACGCAGGACAACATAACAGATACACGAATGAACGCCGACGTTTGCGGGTGGGTAATGGCAACCGTAAAAGAAATTGATTTTTCGCAGATCACAGCACAGTTTCAGGCGTTCTTCCAGAAGTATCAGGCACAGATCACGGAAGAGTTCAACGCCTACCAGTCCACGATCACGAACTTAGAGGATCAGGGAACAGCAGCCCTTCATAACATGGAAAACCAGTTTGAAACCTACGCGGGGCAGCAGGAAGAACTTTTCACGGATCTTTACAACCGGATCAAGGATCAGTTATCGAAAGACGCGGCGGCCGCGTTGTGGTTTTCAGTAAATGCGCTGCAGGCAAACTTTGAAAATCTGGCAACGAAGATCATGTTTGAAAACCAGTCAAAGGAAACGGCGGCGATCCTGATCGACATTACGAACGAAAATTCCGGAACGGTTACAACGGCGACGTATGCAGCAGGCGGCAAAACCTACCTGACAGAGCCGGGAACCTACAAAGTAGAGCCGCAGGCCGACAACCTGTTAATTATCCCGAAAACCTTCGTTCTGGACCACACACAGACAACGGAAACGTTGAACTTCACCATTTATGACAAAAACGCTTTCGCAGCCGTTGGCGGCTATGTTGGCGCGTATGTATCTAAAAATTAAGAAAAGGAGAAAAAGACACTATGAAAGGATTTCCGAAAGTATTAAAAACAGCGCAGGACGTGAAGAACTGTAAAGACATGGTGGACGCCGGACAGTTGCAGGCGGCCGACCTTCTGGAAGCAATCGAAGCGATCGAAAACCAGAATTTTATTATTTGCCCGATCCGCGAATTATCAGAGGATAAAAAGACGGTGACGGTTACATATTGCAACGAAGCGGCAGCAGGCGCAAAGGTTACGGCCGGCGGCGTAACTGCAACCATTCAGAGCGTGGAGCATATCGACGGAGAACCGGACGGATCCGGAAGGGCAGAGAAGGAAAAGACAAAGATCACACTTTCGAGAACGATCGCGGCCGGTTCCGAAGCAATCAAGATCACGAACACACCTTCCGTTTACGACGCGTTAGGAATGACGGAAGAAGAACTGGAAGCAATCAAAGCAGACCTGCAGCAGTAAGAAAGGAGAAAAACACATGAAATTTTTTCTTTATGATGAAACAATGATGAACACGAAGGCAAAGATCACCACGGAAAAACTGTCAGCCATGAGCGACATTGTATCACAGAAGGCGCAGTATATCACAGCAGCAGGAGCAGCCACACCGAACCAGATCACGATCGCGGCCGGCGTTCTGATCGCCGTCGGTTCTTCTGTATTCAAAACCGTATTAACAAACCTTACAACGGCAAACCTTGACACTGGTTCCGGGTTTGAAATGGGAACGGACTATTATATTTATTGTTGCGATCCGACCAACGGATCCGACACCGTGGACCGCGACGAAGTTTTTGTAATTTCTAAAAATTCCACTTACCCTTCCGGGTACACAGCGGACAACAGCAGAAAGATCGGTGGTTTCCATTATGGAAAGTGCCGCTATGTGAACGCGCTTGGAAACCCGATCAACAGCAGCGGAGCAGAAAACGGCAGCGGTTGGCAGGGTAACGTATACAACGGCATTATTCCGAACAGCGTATGGACCACAAAGCACCGCCCGAAGTGCGACGATCCTTCCGGCATGGTTTACCTTGGGAATGGATTGTGGGGCGATATTTACCTTTCTTCTGATAATGGAAGTCAGGGCCTGCAGTCGAAGTACAACGCGAACCCGATCACCGGAACGGAAGGCCTGAACTGGTATATTGCAAACGAGAAGGCCCGCCGCGTAGGAAAGAGACTTCCGACCTATGCGGAATTTTGCCAGGCAGCAGCAGGATCCCCGGAAGGTCAGGACGGAAACAATACCTACGCATGGAGTGCAACCGGAAACACCGGACGCCAGAAAACGGGATATGTTGCGAACGCCATTTCGGCGCTTAATATCCGCGATCTGGTGGGTAACGTTTGGAAGTGGCTCGATGAATTTTGCCTGGATCCTACGGCTTCTGCATGGAACTGGTACGACGTACTGGGCGCGGGCTATGGTGACGCCTATATTCCGTCAAATACCGCACTTCACGCGCTCATTGGCGGCGGCGGTTGGGACTTCGGCGTTCACGACGGTTCGCGCGCGGTCGTCGCCAACAATTTCCCGTGGAACGTCCACGGCAGCATTGGCGTGTGGTGCGTGTGTGACGCGCAGTAAGCAGAAGGGGCGCCCGAAAGGGCAGCCCCTATTTTCCGGGAGAATAGAACATGGCATATCAAAGCAGAAGTAAAAGCGCGACGCAGGGGAAAGAGGAAACCGCACAAATGGACTACACCCACACCGAAGCGCACCAAATGGCCTATGATTTTTCAGTGTACCTTCATGAGAAAATGAAGAAATTTCCGCACTATGAAAAATTCACGCTGCAAAAGGATATTCGGGAAAGTATCGACGGAATACTGGACGAAATAGAAATGTTTGAGATCACAAAGGTAGCAAGTCACCTATACGCGGCCGACCGCTTAAAAAGACGACTGGTACGAAAGATCCGACTTGCTTACGATCTGGGATATTCGGCCATGAACAAAGACGCCTATTTCTATTGTGCCAAACAGACCGGAGCGATCGGCGCGCAGATCGGCGGCCTGATAAAGTCGATCGCAGAAAATAAGAGAAAATAATAAAATTTGGGGCAACCGTTAATTCGCACTTCACGCGCTCATTGGCGGCGGCAATTGGAACAACGGCGTTCACGACGGTTCGCGCGCGGTCAACGCCAACAATTACCCGTGGAACGTCAACGGCAACATTGGCGTGTGGTGCGTGTGTGACTTGTAAAATCGCATAGACCGCGCGATCTCTGGATCCACGGCAAGGGTTATATATGAATAATCAAAATATATAGTCAGACGGTTCGCACAGACGGCCGGAAGGCCGTTCCCGTTCCGGAGAGAAGCCGGACAAAAGAACAAAGGCACCGCCGAAAAGTAGGCCTGAAATGGGGTGAAATGCGGTAGGGCAAACATGAAAACAATTAAAAACTTAATAGGTAAAATCTGTACTTTCCCGAACGCGATCAAAGCGTACATGAAGGCCCGGAAATGTAAAAGACTTCGCCCGGAAGTGTTGGAGTTTGAACAGAACAGGGAAGACAACCTTCAAAAAGCAATAGACGCCATACAAAGCGGTGACTATACGCCGGGAAAGTATAGAATTTTCAAAGTGTGGGAGCCAAAAGAAAGAATTATTATGGCGCTTCCGTTCTTCGATCGTGTAATTCAACACATGATCGTAAATATCATTGAACCGATTTTTGAAAAGCGGTTCATTTTCCATTCATACGCCTGCAGGAAAGGGAAAGGCGCGCACGAAGCAAGCGACACCCTTTCAAAATGGCTTTATGAACTGGAAGTGGTACAGGGGAAGAAAATCTATGCAATAAAGGGAGATATACACCACTATTTCCAGAGCGTAGCGCACGACGTATTAAAGAAAGAGATCCGGCGGTATATTTCAGATAAAGCACTTTTGAAAATTCTGGATCGGATCATAGATCACAACGGTATCTTCCCGCCGGGCGTGGGAATACCAGTCGGGAACCTTACTTCACAGTTATTCGCGAATGTGTACTTGAACAAACTGGATCAATATGTAAAACACGTCCTGAAAATGAAATATTATGTTCGCTATATGGACGATTTTATAATATTATCAGAGGATCCGGAAGAGTTGCGGCACGTTCTGGAACTGATAGAAGAATTTCTTCGCCGGGAATTAAAACTGGAACTGAACCCGAAGACAACGATCCTTGCAGCAAAGAACGGAATAAACTTCGTAGGGTATATTCACTTCAAAGATCACAAGAGGGTAAGAAAGGACGCCATGCGGCGCCTAAAGAAATTATTAAAAGCCTTCGACACCGGGGAAGTAGAACTGGAAGACTTCGATCGTTCAATCGAAAGCAGGTTCGGCCACATGAAACACGCAGACAGCTATATTTTGATAGAGGAAACACAGGAGAAAATAAAAGAAATCAAGGAAAGGAAGGCGTCGGCCTGAAAACAGGTCAGAAATTGCCGCCCTTTCCTTTTATTATCTTTATAAAAGAAAGGTGGTGAAAAACATGGAAAAGTTAATTCATATCTATGCGGAAGCAGCGGGAAACACATTTTTGCAGTTAGTTTTGATCGCGGTGGTGATTGATACGATTTTCGGAGTTCTTCGCGCGATCAAGGAAAGAAGGTTCAATTCTAATTTCGGGATCAACGGCGCGATCAGAAAATGCGGAATGTTAGTTTGCCTTCTTGCACTGGTTACGGTGGATCATATTGTAGCGGTAAACCTGATCGGTTTCATTCCGCAGGAAGTGCGCGCAGTAATGGCGGTAGACAGGATCGGAACAATGGAGTTCTTCGCGATCCTTTTTGTAGCCTATGAGATCATAAGCATTTTGAAAAATATGTATCTTTGCGGCCTTCCGGTAAAGAAGATCTGGCAGACTGTAAAGGCATTTCTGCAGAAGTACACAGACGAACTTCCGACAGACGAAGAAGCGGAAGAACCGGAAACACTGGAAGAGACAGCAGCGCAGGAAGAAGGGGCGGCAAAATGACGAAAAAAGAATTTGTTTCACTGTTAGGGGAGCAGGCCCGCGCCGATATGGCGAAAACAGGGATCCTTGCAAGTCTCACGACGGCGCAGGGAATACTTGAAAGCGGGTATGGTACAAGAGAACTTGCAGTGAACGCGAATAATATTTTCGGAATGAAAGCCGAACTTTCCGGCAATAACTGGCCGTCCGATTGGGGCGGCCAGACCTACACAAAGGAAACGAACGAACAGAAGCCGAACGGCGAAGTCTACACAATAACGGCAGCGTTCCGAAAATATGAGAGCATGGCCGAAAGTATCAAGGATCATTCCGATTACTTAGCAGGAGCGAAGAAAGGGAACGATCTTCGATATGCGGGACTTGTGGGCGAAAGAGACTACAAGAAAGCGATCCAGATCGTAAAGGCCGGCGGCTACGCGACAGACAATAATTACGTTTCAAAAATATGTTCCATTATAGAAAAATGGAACTTGACACAGTACGACACACAGGAAGCGGGGCAGAATATGAATATTAAAATCATTGACGCAACCATGAAGAAAAGCCCGTGTTTGACAGGCGGGCGCACGATCAAACCGATCGGCCCTTATCTTCATTCTATCGGTTGCCCTTGCGAAAAAGCAATGAGCATAATTAACAACGAGAACCGCGCAGACGCCGGCGCCGGCGTTCACGCGGTTATTCAGCACACCGGGGAAGTTTATGTGGGACTTCCGATCAATCCGGAAAAGAAAACGGCCGTTAGAAACTGGCATGGCGGCAGCGGACCGAAGGGAAGTTGCAATAATACCCATATCGGCGTAGAAATGACAGAGCCGGCAACGATTAAATATACCGGCGGCGCGTCATGGATCGAACTTTCCGACGGCAGCAACACGAAGGCGGTTGTTCTGAAAAATTATAGAAACGCCGTGGAATACTTCGCGTATTTGTGCCAGGAGTTCGGGTGGAACCCGGAGAAAGACGGCGTTATTCTTTCCCATTCGGAAGGACACGCCCGCGGGTGTGCCACAAACCACGCAGACGTTGAACATATTTGGAAAAAGTACGGCCTGACAATGGACCAGTTCAGAAAGGACGTAAAAGCAGCCATGGCAGGCGGCGCCATTTCAGTTTCAGGATCGCCCGCAGTAACAGACACGGGCGCGCAGGACGTGAAGGCGCTTTCTGGTACGGTAACGGTAATTTACACCGGATCCGACGGCCTGAACGTGAGAACAACGCCTTCGTTTGCTTCCGGGAACGTGAAGAAGGTTGTAAATAATGGCGAAGCCTTCGCAGTTACCGGAATTTCCAAAGACGAAAAATGGTACCAGATCAACGACGGCGGCGCAAAGGCTTATATAACAGCCGTTCCGGACTATGTTTCGTTCAAGGCAACACCGGAGCAGAAGGCAAGCACAGCGGGAACCGGTTATTTCAGAGTAAGAAAAGACTGGAAGGACGCGGCAAGCCAGATCGGAGCCTTCAAGGACAGAGAAAACGCCGTGGAACTGGCAAAGCAGAACGCCGGTTATTATGTCTTTGACAATGACGGAAACAGGATCTACCCGGAAGCACCGGCGGCGCCGGTTGCTGCAGAATACAAAGTGAACGTGACGACTTCGGATCTTCGTATCAGGAAAGGACCGGGAACAACGTTCGACTACTGGAAGAAAGACGGAAAACCCGTCTACACAGGAAAGGGAGCCTTTACAATCGTAGAGGAAGCAGAAGGCCCCGGCGCTTCAAAGTGGGGCTTACTGAAAGCCTACGCCGCAGGCCGTAACGGTTGGGTTTCCCTTGACTACGCAAAGAAAGCGTAAAATGTAACTATCAACAGTTCACGAAAACCCCCTTGAAAGTCAGAAAAAGGAATAATATGTCACCGAACCCCGTCAATAAAAGGCGGGGTTTATTATTTAAAAAAATATAACATATTCCGGAATATATATTGACATATTCCGGAATATGTTATATAATAAAGACAGTTAAGGAAGACTTAACGAATACATGGGCAAGCATAGAAAGGAGAACAACATGAGCGAAATGGATAAAAAGGAAATAAAAGAAGTCATAGAATGGTGTGACGAAAAGGGGCATAGCGAACATGAAATCTTAGAATTGATAAGACGAATTGTTGACGCGAAGCCGCGAGAAGAAAATGAATAAGAAATAAGGGACACAGAAAGGGCGGTGGACTTGCCAAAGCCGCCCGATCCGTTAAATTCATTATAAAAGGAATAAGACAAAATGGCAAGAGCAAAGAACGAAGAGTTTAACCAGATTAAATATCAGAACGAATTTAAGAAGGCAAATTATGATCGCGTGGAAATCCTTGTGAAAAAAGGAGAAAGGGCAATTATAAAAGAAATTGCAGCAGCAGCAGGACAAAACGTAAGTGAATATATAAATCAGGCGATAAAAGAAAGAATGGAACGCGATCAGCGCATGACGGCAGAAGAACAGGAATAATAAAAAGGACTATATAACAACGGGCGCCGGCCTTTCCAATCTGGAAGGGATAGCGCCCGCTGTGGTTATATAGTTATCCTTCAAGTACAAGATCATAGAATACATTTTCGGAAAGTATTTCTATGTCGTGGCCTTTGAGGATCAGATCTTCGGCCTTTTTCTGCTTGTTGCTTTTCCCATCCTTGATAGACTGGCAAAAGTCATTATTACCCAAAATTAAATAGTTCGTTTTCTTTGTGACATTATCGCCAACAGAACCGCCAAAATCAACGACTAATTGCATAGCGTCTTTACGCGACATTTTTTCAAGTGTTCCAGTGAACACACACACTTTACCAAAAAGCGGGTGAGAGGTATCGAAAGAAATGTTTTCCGTAGAAATATCTTTAGCGTGCAGTTCGCTTCTTTTACTGGATAATTTGAAATCTTCGAGACTTTGTCCGGTGGCTAAAATATCGGCTTGCAATTTTTCAAAAATGGCGTTGCATATTTCACAATCAACGGCCGCCCTATGAGCGCCGGCGGTAGAAATTCCGTAATGATCGGCAACGGTTGCTTGCTTATGATTTTTTAGACCAGGAAGAATTTTCCGCGCGATCCGCATAACATCAATAAAGGAGTTTGACAAAATAAGCGAGCGACAGTTCAGAAGATTGTCATATAAAAAGTTAATATCGAAGTTGACGTTATAGCCAACAATAAGATCGGAACCAACGAAATTATAAAATTTTTGCATAGTTTCTGAAATATCCGGGGCACTTTTCAACATATCGTTCGTAATGCCTGTAAGTGAAGTTATGTATTCGTCGATAGGTTCGGAAGGCTTCACAAGTGTTGAAAAAGTACCGATATTTTGGCCGGAAGAATATTTCATGGCCGAAATTTCAATAATTTCACAGTAACGCGGATCAAGGCCGGTCGTTTCAATGTCGAGTACGGTATAAGTAGAAGGAAAATCTATAACGCTTTTCCCCTTACCTTTTCGCACGACTTTTTCACGCGATCCGTCGGAAGTGGTGATATACGGGCGTCCGTCTTCGTCAATACCAATAGAAATAAACATATTTTGTTCCCCCTTGCGGTTAGATTTTTAAGGGCAGCAGGTAGAAAAGTTCGCGTTGCTGACCTTTAGCACAATTTTAGAAACTTTATGTGTTAAAGTCAAGAAAGTTTCTGAACATTAACACATAAAGGAGCCGCAACGAATGAAAATATATTCATACAGGGGAAAGAAGAACCTTTCCGGTGATAAAATCAGGGAAGCCAGATTGAAACAACGCCTTTCACAATCTGATTTAGCGGCAAAAGTACAGATTGCAGGCGTGACACTTGAAAGGGATAGCATAAGCCGGATCGAGATAGGAACCCGCTTTGTCACTGATTATGAATTAAAAATTTTTGCAAAAGTTTTACACGTAAATGTGGAATGGTTGTTGGAAGAAACCGAAGAATAACGCCGGGGCTATAATGGCCGCGGCGTTATTTTTTGAAAGGATCGAAGCCATGAGACATTTTTACCACCTGACACATGATGATAGAATAAAAATTGAAGCACTTTTGAAAGAAAAACACACACCGAAAGAAATTGCAAATAATATCGGTTGCCATATTTCTACAATATATAGAGAACTGAAACGCGGCAGGTATGAACACCGCAATTCTGACTGGACAACAGAAGAACGGTACAGTCCAGATATAGCGGACGAAAAATACCGGGAAAATTTGGCCGCAAAAGGTCCGGGGCTAAAAATTGGAAATGATATAGAATTAGCGGAGTATATCGAAAATAAGATTGTGAATGAAAAATACTCACCGGGAGCAGTATTAGGAGAAATCAAACACAAGGGAATTACGTTTTCTGTTACAATAAGCAAAACGACACTTTATAGTTATATAGACAAGGGAATTTTCCTTCATTTGACAAATAAAGATTTGCCGGTAAAGAAGAATGAAAAAAAGAAATATGATAAAGTGCGCAGAACACGGGCGCAAAAGGGCGACAGCATAGAAAAACGCCCGGAAGTAGTAAATACAAGAGAAACGTTCGGACATTGGGAAATGGACACAGTAGTTGGACTTCGGGGGAAATCGAAAAAATCGCTTCTGGTATTAACGGAAAGAAAAACAAGAAAAGAAATCATCATGGAATTAAAACGGCATACGGCCGCGGAAGTAGTTAAATCATTAAATAAGCTTGAAAGAAAATGGGGAAAAATGTTTTATAAGGTATTTAAAACAATTACCGTTGATAATGGATCGGAATTTGCGGACTTTGAAGGAATGGAGAAGGCAGCGCGCAGAAAAGGAAGCAGAGTGAAATTATATTATTGTCACCCATATAGTAGTTGTGAAAGGGGGTCAAATGAAAATCAAAACAGAATGATCCGGCGGCACGTACCTAAAGGGACAGATTTTGACACGGTGTCCGGCGACACAGTAAAACAGATAGAGATCTGGATCAATAACTATCCGCGCCGGTTGTTTAACTATGGAACAGCCGAAGAGCGCTTCAACGAAGAAATGGCAAAGTTAGAAGGTTGTTGAATATGCACAAAAAAGCAGAATGGAAATTGTGAAAAAGAGAGAACACAAAAACCAGTGATATTTTTCGCATTTAACGCTTGACTTTTTA